ACAATCCTATCGTCAATAAAAGATTTCACGATAAAATGTACGAAACGGTCGCTCAAGATGAAGCTATAATTAAGGAGATTGATTGGGTTCCGATGTTCGTGAACGCTCCTTGTGATAAGTTTCAAAATGAAGCATTAAAGCTTTTAGAAAAATAAATCGAAAAATATATATGGAAAATGGGCGACATGTCGTCGTAGAATCACCCGATGGAAATATTTTTATAGGTATGAATCCGGACATAGAAGCTCCTCCGGTTATTGAGCCTCAACCTCAACAACGCCCACATATGCAAATTTACGTCGAGTATCACGAGGTTACTCGTGTGGTTTTATGGGTGTTTTTGTGGTTTGGTGTGTACGGGTTGGTGGCTCGTAGGTCGGTGATAGACATACTAAATATAACGTTTCTGGTAGCTACGTTATATTCAGTGCATTCGGAAAAGATTGAGAGTCGGCCGTTTGTGGTGTTACACGCTTTTTATTGCTTTGGGCTCGTACCTATAGCCGCTGTAGTAGACCTGTGGTGGGATGTTGGATATTTATTTGCATTGGGTATTCATCTTTTAATTACTATATACTGGTCCAAATTAGACATACGAGAGATTAATTAAAAAACGGAACACGAACCACCACCTTCATTCCCTGGATAAGCTTTTGAGCCCGTCCAATCACCAGAATCATACGGATATCTATGTATCCAAAGGTTACATATCCATTTAATACCCGATTTCACTGGTAGACCACCGTGTAAAGACTTTCGAGTTTGGTAGCCCCAATCCGTGAAATTATTGAATAGAAGTACGTCGCCTTTACTGAGTTTGAATTTTTTACCTAAATTAGGAAACTCCGTTTCTCCGCCTTCATAGTCATCATTCAGTGCTATTATAGCGGTGACGGTTCTGGGATTTTCTTCGTCGTAAAATGCGTCTTGGTGGGGTGTGTAAAATCCACCCTCTTTATACTTGAGAACCTGTAACTGTTCACTGTTAACTGGTTTCCTATCCGTAAATGATACACATTTCTTAATCATCTTTTTAGCGACGCTATTCTCTTTAGGATCTATCCACGCGGTTTCGCTATCTCGTATCTTCTTATCTATATGATAATCGGTATCCATGACGGATGGTTCCAGCTTTGATCCGGCTGTCTTTATAATGTTATCACATTGTTCGGGTGTGAATACTTTGGGTATAACTACTGGCTCTTTGTAGTTAGGTTTCAATAGAATGCATAGTAGCGCTACTGCTACAAGAATGAACACTATCATTTAATTATATCCAATATTAAATTATACGGAAGCTTGCAAACGTATCTTTTTCGTATGGTTTCTAGTACATTATTCATGTATAGAAGTAGCTCACGAACTTCGGCTATTATGTCCAATTCCTTTGACCTATCTATCGTGTACTGTCTCAAAAGATCGCCGACTGTATCTATATACATTTGGTATATATCTCTAATATCACGTGTTTTACAGTTACTCTTGTCTCGTCTCTGGAGTTCACGTTTTAAATTATCTTCTGAAAGTTCGTTTAATAGATATTTCATACGTAAATATCTATTATCCTCATACACGTAGGCGTGTCTATATACGAGATCGTATTCGAGTTGTACTACACTCACAGAAATCTCTAGAATTGTAATGGAGGCCCTAGATCGTCGCAATTCCGAATGTGTGGGTCTTCCACCACATGGAATGTCGCCGTGTTCTCTCGAACGTTTTTTGAATTCGAAATAATGAGGATTATGTATTCTACCGGTCTCTATCGCACCAGTTCTCCAATCAAAAGCCACGTGACACTGGGTACACCACATTTGAGCACAACCTTCTATTTTGGATATGAGTACATTGCATTTTGGACACGGTTTCGTGTCCTTCTTCAGCAGTTTCATCGTTTTTACGGTGTCTTTATTACACACATGTCCGGGTACAAGAACTTCATGACATTTATCACAGAATTTGTTTTTACATATCCCACATACCCAGTCGTCGCACAAAAACCCGCGACAATCTTCTGATGGGCATTTTTGAGCTATCTTATGATACTTATCACTAGACATGGTTGGTTCGTTTTGATTCAGCACCTGTAGCGTCTCGTAAATATCCATGATAGTCGTACGTAATATAGAATCTAGACGTGGTTTCACTTCGTCGTTTACGTGATCAGTCTTATACATATGAGTCAAAATGTAAACTAAATAGAGATACGACAATCTTAAACTCCGTACCTGTAACTCGCGAACGACGTATGACTGTGTTTCCGGCATGCGCGCCATTTCTCTTTGAAACAATACGTTTTCGCGGTGTCGTCTATAATCACGGTTTCTAAATATAGATGAACAAAAACTGTCTACAAATTCTCTGTTATGTGCGTGTTTGCATTTCATGCAATGTGGTTCTTCCGTGGTACTGAGCATATATGTCTGTGAACATGTTCGACATGATTTTAAATCACAAAAGGGGCATTCAACCTTTTTGTGATTTGAATTGTTGTATTTTTCGCAACACACCTCACAACATTCCATTATATAAAGAACGAGCATTTTCTTTAATACTTCTACTTGCGAGTCATGCTGTTCATGAATGATCTAGCCCATGACTTACTTACCCTATTTTTCTTACTCGAAGGCTTCTTTGTTTTGGTCATACCCGGTACAGTCGCGGATTTGGTGAGAAGTGGCTTTTTATTATTATTATTATTGGGTTTAGGAGGAGACGGGGGTTTGGGGGGTTTGGGTGGAAGTGGTGGTTTAGTCGCACCGACGCGAACAATACCGGGCCTCATTTTAGGTTTACTCAGTTGCTTACCCGCTTCCAGAATTTTTTTCGCTCGGTTCATGGCCGCCTTTCTTTGACTGGCGGTCGTTTGGTTATTCCTGGGAGGTGTAGCATTTCTACGTATGATCCGCGCAGGCGTGCTCGGTGTTCTAGCCGCGGGTAAATCGACGCGTGGTGCTCGGATTCCGGTTAAGAATGAATGTTTCAACACCTTTTCGAAAGTCGGTAAATCCTTGTTTCTGGAATTATTCGCCGTACCGCGTAATCTATAATTTTTCAGTTTACTCGATCTGTAGCCGATATAATCCCGTGTAAACAGGGTTCCGACGAAAACCTTTGCAGCGACACGGGGTCCGTGATCCGGTACCATCGGCTGTTTCCGTGCCGATATGGCGAGTTCGTTGTATACACTATTAAGGAAAAAGTGTAAATCGTAATACTTATTGGAATTCCTATGAATACCTATATTGTGATAGCGTTTCGTATTGACGAGGGGGTTCGGTATACCGGGGAAAGACGAAAATCCAAAATCGATCATCACCAATTCGAGCCCACCGTTATCGATTGTGTATTTGACATCGTCAACTTCTATGGATAGATTCTTCTTTGTTACGGGTCTAACGAGAATATTATCCGTGTGTAAGTCGTGGTGACGAAATGCTGGAAACTTCTTGTTAATCCTATACAAATTGTAAGACACTTGAACGATGATCGACTTTAACTGAACGAGGCTAAGATCTCGTCGAGTTCTTATATATTCTCTCAACGAAACACCGTTCACGTACTCAAAATATAGTATATCCTTTCTAATATTGGGACCATTACCCTCTATGGGACACTTAACATACTTGTATACTTTCGGAATATCAAAATCTTTCAACTTCTGAGCAATCTTGTATTCCATTTCAGCAAGATCACCGAGTTCGGGTTCAGATTTCGGAACTTTCATCTCCTTCAATGCTATAAATTTCCTAGATTTACCCGTCAATTTGGCACGACGCACGTTACCATATGCACCCGACCGTTTCCAAGACTGGTTAACCGCTATATGGTTCATGGGAGCACACCCCCTGTTCCCTTCGAGAATCCTGTCAATATTCTTCTGAATACTCGTCATACTTTAGAAACAGAAATAAAATATATTATATAGATATACAAACATGATTCTCGCACTCATTCTCGTGCTCATTAACATTCGTATTTTCATGGCTATGAAAAAGACTCAGCCCGTTGAGGCGGTCAAGGCAAAGTCTGCCGGTGGTGAGTGGACTGTCTACGGCTCCATGGGTTGTGGATGGACTCGTAAGCAGCTCGAACATTTCAAGGGTAAGGGTAAGCCTTACACCTTCGTTGATTGCGATTCTGAGGATTGCAAGGGAATCGAAGGATATCCCACTATGGTTCACTCATCTGGTGAACGCGTTGTCGGTTTCAAGGAGGTTTAAAGACCACGGAAAACCTGAATAGAAATAGAAAGCAAAAGTGCGTCAAAAAATGACCGAATAGGCTTGAGTACGCTGACATGCTTGCTCAGCGAGTTGTTCCAGGTGAAACGAAGAACAAACGTACTGACTAGTACAGTGAGCACGAAAATTAAGATTTCTTCGATAACTTGACGCTTCGTTCTAGCCTTGGTAATATCCTTGATCATTTATTATGTGTGAATATTTTTTTTCTAACATACTATAATGACCAAAGGGCCTCCTACAAGCGGTGGTGAACATACGTTCACTACGAGAAAATGGGGTGGTAAAGTGGGTAAGAACAATAACAATTGTTATGCATACGCTGTAAATGATTTCCAGAGGTACCGTGGTTGGAAGAGTCAGCCTGGAGAGCGAGCTGACCTGCGCGCCAACGGTAAATACATAAAATGCGGCACTTTACCAAAACTTGTCGTAGCTGACAACCCTAAACAGGTTTATATAGTGAAAGGTGGTACGAAGTGTAAGCCTGATTACTATAAAGTAATGTTGTTCATCGCGTCATGTAAAAAGAATAATTACATGTGCCATGGTGATTTTCATTTCTACAAGCAACATAGTAAGGCTGAGTACAAAGTTAAGGCGGGGGATACACACGAAAGTATAGCCAGATTTTTTAAAGTGCCGGTGGGCCGTGTCAAACGAGCTGCCACCACTTTAAAACCGGGTCGAGTCGTGGTTTTCAAAGCGGAGTTTTTTAGCCACAAACGGGGATGGGCTACCGGTCCGCTGGTGGTTGGAGCTAAAGGAAAACTGATCAGGGATCCCCGTAAAATCTCTAGGGATTATCCGGGATTGAAGTATGACAAATACTGTTCATCCTTCTGTGTCAAGAACAAGGGGATCAAGGTTGGACATACTCACCCCAAAGTCCGCAAGTAAACTTTCTAGTTCGCTGGTATTTTCAATATCAAAAAAAACGTCTAATGCATCGAAAATATACCGATCCTCTTCCACGTCTCTCACGACGGTTATGTCGTTTATCGTATTTCTAATACTGACAGTCACCTGAAAATTTGCACCATCAAAAATTTTCCTGCACGTGGGACATGTTTGATTTCCACGACGTTTCCATTCCTCTATACAGTGAGAGTGAAACAAATGACCACATCTGATGGGTTTGTTTTGTCTTGTCTCTCTCACTGGATTGAGACATATTGCACACGTAGTATCCTGATCAGTGCTGTCCATATAATTGATATTACTTTAATTTTAAATTTTTTACTCAGTTAACATTGGAAAGATTAAGGGAAGAATCGCAGAGACCACACGGGCTTCCGTCATTTTGAGGAGCGGGGACCTGGTGAAGTTCGGGTCCCTTTTCTTGCAAGAGCTTGCGGAACGAGTAGTTGTCCTCATACTTAATACCGTTTTGGGTCTTGAGGTAGTTATCATAGAGAAGGGACGAGTTGTTGATAGTGTGGCACCTGCCATCGGCCATGCCTAAACGTTGCGACATTTATATTAAAATTAGAAATTAATTTGTCTATTCGTAATCGTATTTGTCCACGATTCTACTCCCATCTCCTTAATTTTTTTGATAGAATCGCTTATATTATACCCAAAATATTCGTTAAAGTCGTCTGATACATCAACCTTCGAGACCCTGATGGCTGGACAATCGTTGATATGCTGATTGATTATGTTGTATGCAAACACAATCTCCTTGAGTGTTTCGGCGCCTGTAATGATAATTTTACCGGTACCAAAAATACTGGTCGTTATTTCTTTCATGTCGCCTGCGGGTTTAAACTTGATCTTTACCGCGGAATATCGATCCGGTTCAAAAGAAACCCTGAACACATCGGAATATTTCTCGAAGTGTTGAGTTGTTAACATTAGATTTATGTTGTAGTTGAGACTGAAGTTGGAGTTGATCATCACCACACGAAACGTGTCGGCTGGAGGTACTATATCTTCGTCGAAGGACTGTAATATATATACGAGGCCGGATATTACATACTTGCAGTTGAATATATCTTCACACCCAGCAACTTGGATACTGCCGTTGGGAAATATCTTGATTGATTTAACACTGTGACCATCGTCATACGTGAGGGTGATCTGATTGTAGAACGTCGTCGATTTCAGCGACCAAACGATCGCATGATTGGTCGTTTTGTTTCGATGAAGACGTATTTCGCCGAGTTCTTCAAATACCGAACGAATCTTTTTGACTTCGATAGGTTTTGAGAATGCGGAAATCATGGTAATTGTTGTGAGCTTGATCCTAGAAGGTCGAATCTTCTCGGGGCATTTATTTCTGAACTCATCTTGAGTCAGTAAATAAGAGAAAGTGTTATTCGCGATAGACGAGAACATTTGGACATACTTTTTAACATAAAGAACCTCGACTTAAGTTAAAAAAATAAACCACTACATATTCAAATGCCATGTCGACAATGCAAAAAGAAATGCGGAGTTCCCATGGTGTGTAAATATTGCAGCGGTGAATTTTGTATGAAGTGTTTTAGATTAGAGCAACATAATTGCGTTGGTGTAGAACTGAAAAAGAAAGAGCAATTAAAGGATTTAGAGAAGAAGTTGGATTTTAAGCCAGAGTGTAAATATGCCTTCCTTCGTTAAGGAGGCTCGTACGTTTATAGACGAGCGTACAAATCTTCCCAAGGTTGAACTTAAATACTCTCGATATGTTGAAGGGGAGGGCTATATAAATGAAGCTGCCTGTTTTAACACCAAGCCAATTGGAAACTGGGAAGAAATCAAGTTCAAGCATGGATTTACTTCATACGCAGATTTTTTAGAGAACGACATAGTTAACACGACTCGAACGAGGCGAGTGATGGCGAGTATGATGTTGGAAGATATATTATGTGAGAATTTTAACATTAATTGCATCATTCGAGTAATGAATGCAGTTAAGATTATTGATCCTACTTTCGCACCCCCTATCATAAATAAAGGAGTGCGATGGCAGAGAGAGTTTGTAAGGGAATTTTGCATTCACACATTTCCTCTAATTATTATGAAATGTGGGTATAAAAAGCGCGTTACCGATCTTATCGACGTTTTAAAGTCGATAGCAGTAGAATTATAAGAACCAATATAATAATGGTAAAAGCGTCTAATTTCTTGATAGACTTAATAAAATTCGCACTCTCGCGAATAATGGAGGGTTTGGCTTCATCGTAACCTAAATCTATATTACGTCCTGGAATGGTGGGTCTAGAAAGTTCACAGGCACTCTTTCCCTTACAAAAATCGACCGTCTTATCACCCGCGGTCACACCATACTCGCATATGATGTGTTCGCTTTCCGGCATACCACCTTCCTTAATTTGCTTATGGGGGGCAAACGAGTTAGGCCTTCGACTGGAGCCCGGTAAAGAAAACTCCCCTGACACGTACGGATTAATTTTATTGATCGATGCTTGATCGCTGAGCATATGCTTACTCATCTTTACTACTATCAAGAGATATATTTTTTGTGTGTCATCTTTTTTCCGTGTTCTATCCACATCTTATCTAGATCAACGTTTAACATGTGAGCGAGTTGAAATAAATAACTAAATACATCACCCATTTCCATCATGATATCAACCCCCTTATCCTTTTTCATATTAGATTTCTTAAACGTCTTCTTAGATTGGCGGATAGCGGAAGCGAGTTCTCCAAATTCTTCTGAAAGGAGAAGCCAGACCGTGTTAATTTCNGCGCGATCCCAGCCCTTGGTTTTGCATATCTTTTCTGTTTCGGATTTGTAATAGTTTAACGACATTTTACTTATACACACCACGACTCAATTCTTTATACACCTATCTTATCGTTCGGTTCGAGTTTCATACCATNCGTACTCGTATTTNCCGGAGGAGTGGGGGGAACCACCAGGGTATCAATATCNCTGATATAGCCCATATATTGTGCAACTCCCGACTGAATTTGGGGGAGGGTAGTTTTTATTACCACAGAGTTCATGAACTTAACCTGTTCGTTTACATTCGCGTAATGGTTACCGGCATTGTTGATAAATACAACACGCATAATCGCATACAGATCACCCGCGTTTTGGTAGTCGATGGAAACGCCTGTCTTATTCTTGAAAGCCTGACGTATAGATTTTTGAACTATCTGTATATTGAACTCCGAAAAGAACAGCTTGTTCAGGGGGGTTTCTGTCTGTTTCATAGAATTAAGGTGAAGTCTATCACACATTTAATATAGTCCAGGAAAAAAAGTATATGTAGATAATAAATGATAGCTGCTGCTGATTTTGACGAGGCTTACAATACTAAGCCCTGCAACATGGAACCCCCTGTATGCCAGGCTCCCGAGTGCTTCATCGGCTCGTACCCTCCCGTGTCCCCGCCAGGCGTCCCGGGCAATTTCAACGTGAACACAAGTTTCCTTCAACCTAACAGGTATGCTGAGACGGTTGGCCCTGTCCCCGTCCGAAGCGAAGACTTCAAATGTAATTAAAAAGTAGACATGTATTATTAATATCATGCGGGTTATTAAACGGTCCGGTCATGTTGAAGACGTAAAGTTTGATAAGGTCACCAACAGGATCTCCAAATTGAGATACGAATTATCCGATAAAGTAGACGCTTCTCTCATCGCGAAACAGGTATTTTCGTCCATGTACGACAACATTACCACACACGAGATAGATACCCTATCCGCTGAGATATGTATTGGTATGGTCACGAGTGACCCGGATTATGAGGTTCTCGCTACTCGTATCGTGGCGAGTAATATTCAAAAGACGGCCCCCAAGACGTTTTGTGATGCAATGTCTAAATTGTACGATGCTAACATCATAACGAAAGAAGTTATGGATATGGCTGGGAATGTAGAGAAATTCATTTCCCCAGAGCGCGACTTCGACTTTGGGTATTTTGGTATTAAAACGTTAGAAAAGGGATATCTTCAAAGGATTGAGAGTAAGATCATCGAGACACCCCAATTTTTGCTTATGCGTGTATCCGTAGGTATTCATGGGGAAGATATCGACTCGGTCGTACAAACCTATGAATCCATGTCACGTGGTCATTTTATCCACGCTACCCCAACTCTTTTTAACGCCGGAACACATCGCCCACAGATGTCCTCGTGTTTCCTTGCCGCTAATAAGGCCGATTCTATCGATGGAATATACGATACACTCAAGGAATGTGCCCAAATCTCAAAGTGGGCCGGTGGTATTGGACTCCATATACACGATATCCGCGCTAATAATTCCGTTATCAGGGGAACCAATGGAAAGTCAGATGGTATTATTCCGATGCTTCGCGTGTTTAACGCAACTGCGAGATACGTGAATCAGGCTGGACGCAGAAAGGGGTCGTTCGCTATGTATATCGAACCATGGCACGCAGATGTTCTTGATTTCCTCGATATTCGCCTTAATCAGGGTGACGAGGAAGCGCGATGCCGTGATCTATTCAGTGCTTTATGGATTCCTGACCTGTTCATGAAGCGTGTAGAGGAAGGTGGAAAGTGGTCTCTTTTCTGCCCCGATAAGGCTCCCGGACTTTCCGATGTGTACGGTGATGAATTTGAAAAGCTATACACCCAATACGAAGAAGAAGGTCGCGCGAACGAGGTCATACTTGCGGCTGATATTTGGAAAGCTATCATTAAATCGCAAAGTGAGACTGGTACTCCGTATATGCTCTATAAAGATGCGTGCAACAAAAAAAGTAACCAAAAGAACCTGGGCACGATTAAGTCTTCTAACCTTTGCAGTGAAATCGTCGAATATTCTAACAAGGAGGAAACAGCTGTGTGCAACCTGGCGTCTATTTCACTCCCGGCTTGTGTAACGCGGGATGGAACGTTTGACTATAAAAAGCTACACTCTATTTCTAAGACGCTCACATACAACCTCAATAGGGTGATTGATAGAAATTTTTACCCGACAGAGAATACAAAGCGTTCTAATTTCAGGCACCGACCGATTGGTATTGGTGTACAGGGTTTGGCCGACGCTTTCATCCTATGTGGACATGCGTTCGGTGATGAAGAATCTCGAAAGATGAACGCCTATATTTTTGAGACTATGTATCACGGTGCACTCGAAGCGAGTTGTGACGTCGCAGAAAAGCGAGGCGCGTACGAATCTTTCGAAGGGAGTCCTATCAGTCAGGGTATTTTGCAATTCGACATGTGGGATCGCGAACCCATTCACAGTGGATTATACGACTGGAATGCTATGCGCGAACGTGTGAAGAAGGGTGTCGCGAATAGTCTACTTCTCGCTCCCATGCCCACGGCGAGTACTTCTCAGATCCTGGGTAACAACGAATGTTTTGAACCTTATACCACGAACATCTATCTTCGCCGTACCCTTGCCGGTGAGTTCGTAGTTGTAAACAAACATCTCGTGAAAGCTCTTCAAAAGGTGGGATTATGGTCAAAGGATATGAAGGATCTTATGATTAAGGCCAGTGGCTCAATTCAAAACATCACCGATATCCCTGACGATATCAAAACACTATACAAAACTGTATGGGAGATCAGTCAGAAGGTTATCATAGATATGGCAGCTGATAGAGGTGTATACGTCTGCCAGAGTCAGAGTATGAACCTATTTGTTGAAAATCCTACATTGTCCAAGCTGTCGTCTATGCATATGTACGCGTGGAAATCTGGGCTGAAGACTGGGATGTATTACTTGCGAAGTAAAGCAAAAGCTCGACCAATCCAGTTTAGTCTTGAAGCCGAGTGCACAGCTTGTTCAGCTTAAAGTTTTAGACGCATACAATATTATAATGGCCAAATTTCATACCCTCATCGATACACTGGATATCCTTGAATACGACGGGCGAAAGATCTCATTCAGTACGAATGAGGGTAAACCCGTCCGTATTCAAATACCTCGTATGTACATGCCATTCGGTATTTCTGGTTTTACCCCACCTGTGGGTAATACCAAATGGAATGTCGACTTTTCTATGAAAGGATACGATGAAGAGGGTAACTACGTGAAAGCCTTTTACGAAATACTCACAAAAACGGAAGAAAAAATCATTGAAAACGTGAGTAAGCAAAGTGAAAAAATTTTTCATAAGTACATGACCGTCGAAGATCTTAAACCCATGTTTAACTCAAACATAAAACGTTCACCCGACAGAGAGCCGAAGTTTCGTATTAAGGTTGATACTTCGGCTGATGGAGTGATTAAAGCCGGTGTATTCAACAACGAACGCAAACATCTCAAGGATACGGCTGCTGATAAATTATATGCTAGGAATTCTGGTGTAGCAATCGTCGAGTTGACGAGTGTCTATTTTCTAAATAAAAAGTTTGGGGCAACCTGGAAGTTGCATCAACTTGTCGTGCATGAACCACAACAACTTAAGGGATTCCAATTTGTTTTAGACTAATTACTTACTCTCTAAGAGTAAGTAATAAACGAACTGAGCTTCTTTTAATAATTTTCCTTTTATAACACTATACTTATTTGGATCAAGCTTGAGCTTGATTTTTGCTACGCGGACAGCTTCATCCCATTTAGCAAGAGTCATCCTTTACTATTTACTTCATTTTTTTTACGAGCGTCTTGTACTTCTTGGTACCCTTCTTAGGGGCAAGCTTGAAGTCACCCTTCTTCGCGGGCTTGAAAACCTTGACCATGGCAGAAGTGCCCTCCTTCTTCATGCGCTTCTTGGCGGCGGCGACGGCGGCCTTACTCTTGATATTACCATACTTATCCTGTGTGAGATCCTTCTTCACGAGGCCACCAGGCGTGTGCTTGGCGGTACCGTGGTAGACTTCGGCGCGGGAACCTTCGGCGGTTGCGTACATTGTTTTACTATATCACCGGAAAATTTTCCTGATGGCGTCGATGGATTTTTCGTATTTGACCGGAATTTGGTATCCAACTCTTTCATCGTTAAGAACTTCTGCACACACCTGAGCTTTGTGACCCTGGAGAGCCATCATAGCGAGATCAACACTCCTCACCGTGGGTGTGTCGGTGTATAAATATTTCTTCACATACACCTCCCTGGTCTGACCCGTTCGATGGCATCTGCCGATGGCTTGAAGTTCCGTTGCGGGATTCCACGAAGGAGCCATGATNTATACACGACTCGCGCACTGGATGTTGAGACCAACGCCACCACATTTAATCTGTACGACGAGTACACTTCCATCTGGTGCATTTTTGAATTCGTCGAGACGAGCATGACGCTCATCCTTCTCAACCATTCCGTCGATCCTGAAAACACGCCCCCTGAACATATGTTCGATATGATCCATTTCACCCCGGAACTGGCAAAAGATTACACTCTTTTCCTCTGGGTGCTGAGAAACATTCTCGGTCAGAGTGTCCATTTTCTTCGTACTGTGTTGCCATATGATTCGGTCAACACCCTGCTTCTTGGTCATTCCGTCCAAGTAGAGTTGAGGCCACGTCATGGTTTGACGCACACGGAGTAGGCACTCCAAAATCTGCATAGCTCTTGAGCCAATGGAAATGGCGACATTTTTCAGTTCGCTGATGTATTCCTGTGACTCAAAGAACGCCTGTTCATAGACACGGCGTTCTTCGTCATACATCTCAAGTTCCACGTTCTCAAAGTGACAACGTGGCAGTTTTCCGATATTATCAGCTTTGGTGCGCCTGAGAATATAGATATCCCTGATCTCGTCGTACATAGCCTGCACAAGATCCTGGGAAAATCCCAAGAACATACAAAGTGAGACGAAATCCTCCATCGAGTTAAAGACTGGGGTACCGGTGGCGAGCCAGCGAATATCCGTATCAAGCTTGTAGACGGCTTTGAACGTCTCAGACTTGCGGTTGCGGATCTCATGGGCTTCGTCGAGAACGACGCGATCCCATTTCATCGCGTGAAGAATCGTCTTCTTGTTATAGACGAGACTGTAAGGGCAGAGCACGACGTCTACCTTCTTGAGATCTTCGATGTTAGTCGTACGACCGGGTCCGTCATAAACGAGAGTAGAGAGACCTGGTGCAAATTTGGAAATCTCTGTACTCCATTGAGTAACGATGGTTTTGGGCACAACAATCAACGTGTGCGGCCTCCAGTGCATGAGCATTGTCGCGATGATCTGGATGGTCTTGCCAACCCCCATCTCATCACATAAGAATCCACCCTTGGGACCCGAGGTCTGATGTTCCATATCATTCATCCATTTTACACCGTCGACCTGATAAGGTGCGTGAAGAGTGCCGTTGAGAGTGTACTTGTTCATTGTTGTATTGGTATGAAAATGATTTATTCGATATTCGACTTAGGTGTTATTAATTACTATGATAATCATCGTCGGGATCAGACGCTATCTCGCAAACGTGTACCTTTTCTTTTAAAACGCGTTTCTTTTTCTCCTTAGGTTTTGGAAGTTCGTCGATATGTTCCCTGAAGTATAAAACTTTATCCCAAAACTCTTTCATGATAGGAAGATACGTCGACCACCACTCGGGATCTCTCTTCACGTTAACAACGTCAAACTCTTCTGGCTTAGGCCAATTCGTAGCCGCAGGTTTGTACTGGATAAAATCTGCTTCTTCTAGGTCTAAAATCTCCATACAGAGTTGAAGCTGTGGCATATAATGCACCGGAACTTCGCCGGGAATGATAGCTCTTTGAGGAGGGCACTTAATCTCGACCAATTTTCCCGATTCTGATACTCCATCGGGACTACCACCAAGCCACTTGTGAACAGGGTGTGGGCATAAGCCTATTTCATGAACAACTTCACCGTGTCGTTGCTCATACAATATACGTGCTTCATCTTCGTATAACTCACCGTGCCGTGTAGCCGCATTCCCTGTAAACTTTTCCCCCAATCCACATTTTTTTAAGAGTAGACCATCCGGAGTTTCGTATGGATTCTTGCCTATAGCGGTAGCTGCATCACTTGCCGTGAGCATTTTTCCTCTTAGACTTAGCCATTCCTCGGATTTCTGTGGGGCGTACTCCCTCTCGAGTACTATCTTCACTTTCGGGTGCATTGGTTAATTTACCCTCCAAATGTTTAAGTACCGTACGAACGTATTTTTGAGAATACACTTCCCGTTTTTGCTTTTTATCGTTCTTTGTGACACGTTTTTTGGGGGTGAAGTCGTCCCCCTTCATTGTTGGATGTATCCGTTGTTTTGGTAAACTGACTTAGGTGGATAAAAGAACGCACGAGCTGCATTTTGTTCCGCTTGCTTTTTATTTTTCGCAGATCCGTATCCCATACATATACCATCCACAAATACGTTAATGTGAAAAATTCCGTTTTCGTGTGCGGTTATTGAGTATACAGGGAGACTGAGACTATTTGATTGGCAATATCTCATGAGATGATCCTTGAAATTATCGTCAACCATGATCGATTGCATATTCACAAACGAGGAATCGTTGTAGATACGCAATATAAACTCTTTCGCGTGCAATAGACCCATATCCATGTATATAGCGCCGACGAGTGCCTCGAATACATCTTCTAAAATCTTTGGATTGTGAATCCATTGATTTCGCATACCCTTTTCATCCATTCGAATCCATTTATACAGTTCGAGTTTGGATGCAATTTCAGCCAGTGTTTCTCCGCGTACAAGCTTCGTGCGAGCTTTTGTTAGAAATCCCTCTTGACGATTTTCATATTTATCATATAAAAATTTGGTAATTACGAACCCTAAAACAGAATCACCAATAAACTCGAGCGTCTCAAACGANCCGTTTAACGTTTCATCCTCTTTTAGNGCACTTTTATGGGTAAAAGCTTTTTGGTACAAATCTATGTTTGATATTTTTGTACCAACAAGGTTCTCGGCAGATGCCCTGTCGATTATCATTGTTATTATATTATGTGGTTTTTATTTTTAAGTATGATTTACGCCTCGACCTTGGTATAATGAGGGCTGAGGAACTTCTGGAGGTTAAGGAAAGTAACCTGAACGTCGGCGGGGGGCTTAAGAAGATCGCGAAGCTTCTGGTCGAGAACGAGAATACGACCGTTATCGGGATGCTTGAGACCGTTGGCCTTCACGTACTCGTTAATAGACTTAGTTACGGTGCTGCGAGAGACGAGCTGACCCTCGGGAAGTCCCAGGAAAGTACGGAGCTCCTCGGAAATCTTTTGCTCACGGTTGAAACCGTTGTTCTTAGCACGCTTGGCGGACTTCTCTCCGTTAGGATCGTCGAGCTTAGCCTTGATCTTTCTGACAATCTTGGTGAGCGACTTAAGTTCATTACGGAGAGCGGTAATCTCGGTAAGGCATTCGTTGGGGTTGCACGCGGTTTCAGTAGACATTATACATTACATATGCAGTTCGTCTTTAAGTGTGTTGATATCATCAGCAGATGATCTATTCGTGTATAAAAAATGTTGATCTATATTAATGGACATCAAATTATATTCTAAACAGGTCATCGATCAGTTCAGACACGAAAATTTACTTTTCAGAGACGCCAAACTGAAAAAGTATTTTGAACGTAATGCAGCGAGGGATTTGGGAAAGTTTAGAAGTCGCTTACATAGCACACACTCGAAGAAATCACTGGAAAAATTTGTATACGTCTTCGTNACCGANGCGTGNAGAGATATCATACTCAATACTATAGGTGAAATTAGTGAGTATATGAAAAATATGGGTGATTTAGTGATCAGTGGTGGAGAAGCGTTCAATATGTATATGCCTTATAATGAACGCATTGTGACGAGTGATATAGATGCTAAGTTCGTTCCGCGTATTTACTATGATGCAAAGTATTTTGGTAAATTACAGGCCATAAAACTCATACTATGGGATAAGCTTGGTAAAATTGCACAAAAGTTAAACGCGCGTATCAAGACCCGTATTATGTCCATGGATAAGAAACTCATTAAATACTTGGGTTTGGGATTCAAACAAGGTGGTCCATTCGTGACGAGACGATACACTCTCATCAAGAAGAAAAAGACCCGCGCCAATAACAAGCCGGGTGTGGGTGATATATTCATAGATGTCGAATTATTTGCACTCGATCTGAATATCCGTTTCTTCTCTCCCGAAAATAATAAGATTGAAAATGTCACGTTAGGGGGATTACTTGATATACCTTTCATGAGACCCCGTGAGTTTGGATACGATGTGGTCCGTACTCTGAAAAAAGGTGTGACGTACAGGAACGTCAATACAAACAAGATGATAGTAAACAAAAAGGTATACGTCGCCAGTAAAGAGTTTTTGATAGAGGATATATACCTCATGCACACCTTAAAACTTCGTCCAGAGAAGAAAGAAAAAGATAGACAGCGACTTATACGATTGGCGAGATTATTTGACAAGAAAATCAAACTCGCGGATAGCATAGATTCCGTGATTAGGCGTATACAACCAAAACTCAAGAGAATATACGTGACAAAGCAAGCACCCAGGCGTAAGAATATATCTATTCAGAAGGCGATGAAGGTAAATCCTTACAAGTACAAAAAGTTTACGACAGAGCCGTCAAAGGAACGCCTTTCCAAGAAAATGGTACACGGATTAAACCCCGTATCCAGAAAAGCTGTGATAGAAGGATACGAGCGTTCAAATGGGAATCAGCGTTTCAATCTAAAAAATCTCAAGTGGAAGCGTGAGAATAACAACGCATACGTCAGGAATGAATTCGCACTCCGGCCTATAAATGCACAACCCATTCCTAAAAACTTAAATGTCCAGAATACGTTATACGGATTTAGGCCTAGAAGAGATGGTTGGGTTCCAAAACCTCTTCTCGAACGTTCAGCTGCTATACCTTTCATAGGTTTAAAGAAATGATACGTATATCTTACATAATGATTTACGATACTGTCGCCAAGGGTGAAGACGGCCTTTACCATGTTCGCGCATTCACAGACGAGCGTAAGCGTAAGTTTATTCAGCTTAACGATGTCAAGATTGTAGAGAAGACCGGTGACGACCTAAGCTTTGAACCTGCCGACTTTACGAAAATCGACGAGCTTCATGAGGTTAATATTCAGAATGCTATCGAAAATTGCGAGGCCTGGTTTGGTCGAAAGCTTGCTGACAAGACTATCAAATCCGCTTACATCAGGGACGACACTATCTCAGCAGAGCGTATTTCTAACAGCAAGGTTTTTTCCGCCGATAAGGAGGCCGTCGATTTTGACGAGATTCAACCCGACGCCACATGCTCCCTCGTTCTCGAATTTTCTGGACTTTGGTTTGCCAAGAAAGCATTCGGTCCAGCCTGGAATGTTGTTCAAGTCAGGCTCGCCAAGCCCGATGAACCTGATCAGGAGACTTTCGATGAAACTTATCCCGATGAATATATGTTCGAGGATGATCAATAAAAAAAATTTGTTAACAGTATATAAAAGATGTCTCTTACTAAACGCTTGAACAGGGTTCCCTACGGTCGCGTCTTATTTGCTTTCGTTGTCGGCGTTATTATCATCGTCCTCCTCAAGAGGACTGGTAAGACTTCCACATACTCCGTTAAGGAGAGGTCTTACGCCCCCATCACCAGCGCCAGTGCCGGTGATGCCCCAGGCCCCCAGCCCATGGCTGCCGATTCTTGTGAGATGCGCGCGGGTACCGGTCTCGCTTCCTCTCTTCTTCCGCGTGAGGTGGCTTCTCAGGAGGAGTTCGGTGAGTTCGCTCCCGAAGATATCCTGGCTGGCCAGAGCTTCCTCGAGCCCCGTAACCAGATCGGTATCCCCGAGACTACTGGCGGCGCCCTTCGCAACGCTAACCAGTCCCTTCGCGCCGAGCCCCCTAATCCCAAGGAGCCGTTCACGTGGAATAACTCTACCATTGCCCCCGACACCATGCAGCGTGCCTTAATCTAAAACAACTTAAAGGTAATTAGTCTTTATTTAGTATATGTCTAACATTCAAGCCGACGATCTCACGAACAGCGTCTCTAAACTGGTTGAACTTAATCAGCAGATTAAAGAAGCAAGATCCGATATTAAAGTCCTTTCTCAAGCAGAAAAGGCACTTAAGTTACACATCAAAAAACTGATGGTAGATAACGGTCTCGACGTCATCAATACCAAAACTGGTAAAATCACGGTCAAGAAAAGCATTCGAAAAGTTGGTCTTAATAAAGACACCATCAGGGAAGGACTTAACGTATTCTTCGACGGAAACGATCAACAGGCGGAAACTGCCTTAAAGGTAATCGTCGAGAGTTTACCAACAAAAGAAACATCTACTATCTCCGTAACTGGACTCAGAAAGAAGACTTCTGAATAATGGTTTGGAATCAGTACGTCTACGAGGCGACTACAGGAAACGACCCCGAATATGAAAGTGATAATGAAAATTGTGATAGCGACTATGAACATACGATAGAAGATTGGGAACTTGAATACTCAGAAGAACTTCATCATATGTGGAATACCATGAATACCTTACTCTATGATGCACATATTCAGCATTCAGGCCAGTTCTGCGATTTTGTTGAATTTTGCTATCTTGAACATGATACGATTGGAAGAACTACATGGGAATACCAGGAGCAAACAATGTGGTATGAGGAACGCCTGATTCATGTATGGAAGAACCTGGTCAGGATTATTCGAGAGAATGGTATTCGTGAGCAAATGATGAAAGGTGTATCATTTGACCATTTCCTGTCGTTCGCGAAAAATATTATGTGTATATATTAAATGCTTCCCCTACTTACCTCCCAGAAGGTAGCCATCCCCTCTGTTCTTTTTCTTGCGCTCAGCCCTGGTATGCTTCTTAAGACCAACGGTATGAAGCTCTCGTTCAAGAATGTCAGCACCGACAAGATGTCCGTGCTTTTCCATGGTCTCGTGTTCTTCCTGGTGTACTCTCTCATCGCTAAGTCCATGGGCCTCGTTCTTACCCAGAACGACCTCCTCGTGACCACCGCGCTCTTCATGGCTCTCAGCCCGGGTATGCTTCTTACCATCCCTCCCGGTAAGTTCATGTCTGGAAAGACTTCCCAGACCGCGATCCTGGTTCACACAATCGTTTTCGCGGTTGCGTTCGCTCTTTTACGAAAGCAATTTCCTAAGTTCTATTAAGTGATGCGACATGGAATATCTTGTGATAGGCCCAGCGTCTATGGGTCTTTTTGCTTTCATGGGCCGGTTAAAAAAATATGAAAATGAATTAAAAAATATAAAAGAGATCTCCGGTGCATCAGCTGGCGCTTTAATAGGCACGTTTTTAGCCATGGAAGTATCTTTAGATGATGCATTTGAAAAGTTAATGAGTCTGGATATCGAGGGACTTGCAAAGTACAAATTACGATCACTTTTAAAAAATTATGGACTCATAGATGTTGAGGCTGTTCGTAATGCTATAGAAAAGATGTATGGATGCAATCCCACGTTTTCAGACTTGAGTAAAAAGTTATACATAGCAGCGTTTAATCTAAACAGGGGGAGAACTGAATATTTTTCAGTAGATTCACATCCCGATATGCACGTGATAGATGCCATATGCATGAGTATATCTATACCTTTCATAGCAGCCACTAAATCGTACAAGGGGAGTATGTATTTAGACGGAGGCACGAAAGATATTATGCCGTTAGAACCTTTTTTTAATAAACCACATCATAAGATTATATCGTTTATTTTACATAACGAGCCACGTTATATAGAAAAGATAACGACGTTCACGGAGTACATAGGCGCATTTATGAATCGTGTAATCGATTTTAGGATCAATGCATACGATCCAACTAAATACAAAACTATACACGTGAACACGAGTGATTTCAATATCTTTAAATTCAATATGTCTTATGATGATAAATTACGTATGTTTTTACACGGTTTTAACCAGTAATCCCATCTGTTATATTATTTTATGTGATTATAACAAGATGGACGTTTGTGATCCTGATGCCAAAACAAAGAATATCAGGAAACTGATTAAGCTTCACACAGGGCACGCAGTCAACGTGTCCCGTGAGCGGATGTGTGATATTACTCGAGAGGCTAAGAAGGGGAATTTGCCCATGCCTCCTCTCGTGCTTACGAGAGATAAGCGTTTTCTTTTGGATTCTAAGTCGCCGCTTACCCAAAAGGATTATGAAACGCTTTATAAATCCAATACAACTTCTGCAGACGCGAAAAGACTCGCCAAGAAGGTTGGACTTGTGAATATCGACAAAACTATAGCCGATTTAAAGGATGCTATTGGTCGACGATTAGCGAGCACGAGTGTACGTGAGCCTATACTCTTACCGGGGTCTAGAGCAGTCTCCGCCCCGAAATCTGAAAACTTTTTCGTCAATGAGAATCGGAACAATGTTCAAAACGAGAATCGTAATAACGAGAATCGTAATAACGAGAATCGGAATAACGAGAATCAGGACCGTGCTAATATTAATAGTGCGAGGCGAAACAATGGCGGCAGACCAAACGGTAACGCTGTGAAACCTAATGGTAACGCTGTGAAACCTAATGGAAATCGTCCCAAGTCTATGAAAAATACCATACGGAATAGACATAAGGACCGTATCAAGGATTTCAGTAAAAACCGCCGCGAACCTAACCGCCGTGAACCTAATCGTCGCGAACCTAATCGGCGCGAACCTAATGGAAAGAAACCCGGATTTTTTGGTCGGATTTTTGGGGGTAGCAAGAACACGTCCACGAACAAACTTAACACAGAGATGAAGTTGGCGCAGATGAAACGTAATACACAAAGACAGGTTTCGCATCAGAAAACGGTGCAGTCTCGATTACGTTTAAGAGAAGCTAAGTTGGCCAAAAACATGATTTCCGAAGCTGAGCGCGAAAAGCGTCAGGCTATAAACGACGTGACTAGAATGCAGAACAATAAACACCTGTTAGAGGTCGAGCTGAATAAACGTGCGAGTAATTCGCGTAAAAAGGCTAATGAGGCGGCTCAGGCTCGTCGGGAACTCGCTAAGGAGAAGTTACATACAGGTGAAATGAATGTGCGCACCGCCAATTTGCGAAGACGGTTACGTACACGTGTCACATCATTGAACAATGCCGTGAGAAACCGTGATAAGCTGAAGAAGGAACTTAATGAGATGAAAGCGGGCGGTGATCCCGCTAAGATTAAGGAAATTCAGAGAAAGATTAGCGTGGTTGATGGAAAGATTAAGGCTCAAGAAAAGATCAAAGCCGCTGCACAGACAGCCATAACCAGTATGGCAAAGAGGATTCGAAACGACGCCAAACTTAAGGTAGATTCTCTCAAGAAGAAGATAGAGACCAAGAAGTTGTCTAAATTATCCCGTAAAACGGCGGGATTGAAGAACTTCCCGGATGAAGGTTTATTGAGTGAACTGATAAAGGAAATGGAGGGGGATCCCACCGCGACGAACGCCGGAAGGATAATGGGAGCCCGTGGAAGATTGAAAAAAATAGAAAGTTTTAGAAACGATAGAGATTTACTTAGTAATGATAAATTCGGTTCCCGGGAATTCCTTAAAAAGAAAGATGAAGAAATTGCAGCGGCGTCGAAAGTGAATACGGAGCTACACGCGGATCGCAAAAAGTTGGAGAACGAACTCGCGGCCGTGAAGACTGCATTTAGTAACCAGTTTTCGAACGGTAATCGTAAGAATTTACAAAACCGTATAAATGCCGCGAACAAAAAGATTAAGAACCTCGAAGAAGAGCTTCGTAAGAAACCCAATACACCTACACCTACACCCAGTCCTAATAAACCTAATACACCTACACCCAGTCCTAATAAACCTAATACACCTACACCCAGTCCTACAAACAATAACCGAATTAGGAAACTTAAAGAACTCATGGAGTTGCGATCTAATTTACATGTCCAGGTGGCTCGCGCGAGATTAAATAACACGGATGAAGAAAGTAGATTCAAGAATAGGATTAACGAAATGAATATTGGACAGAAGGGAAATATTGAAAGAGATATTAAAGTGGCCGCCGATGCCGCAAAAACGGTACGCAACAATGAACGCGCAAGTGCAATCCAACGTACTAAAAATGAAGCGGCAAAAGTTGCAAAAAAAGCTGCTGAGCTCAAGGCCGAGGGGAATATTGCGAATGCAAGAACTGAGGCAGCGAAGGAGGCAGCGGCGGAGGCACAAAAGAAGAGAAATGAGAAACGCAAGCAAAAGTTTGATAACCTTTTAACGCAGTTTAATAAGTATATTAACCTTACTCAGAAAAGTGCATTCCAACAGAGGTTTACGAATGCCCAAAAAGCTCGCGAAACCCCCAATGCGAA